GAAAATTCTGCGCTCGCCCAAATGCCAGTTGCGTTGCAATGCGCGTACCACGGCATCGATATTTTCAGCGACGGGCAGGCCGGTTCGGCCTTCTTCGACGTATACGAAATCATCCATGATTATTCTGAGCTGGTGATTGAGAAGACGTGCCATGTGAGACCCCCTTTCTCTTCGAAAATACAATATCATCAATATGTTATAATTGCAATTTTAAAGGGGGGGGTGTGGTTTTTTGGGATTTAATTGATGCGTAATTGATGATATGATGTGCGGGTCGTTCTTACTCAAAATAGCGAAAGCCCCGGCTAACCGTCCAAAGTGTGCCGAGGCTCTCTTAAAATCAAGGTTCATAGTGAACCTCCTTTTGTCCCTGCAAGATATCATTCCCTGCTGAATTGTCAAGCCACTATGAGCCGGAAAGGCAAAAATGTCCGGCGAAAAATCACTATCAGCTTTCGAATATATCCGCGAAATCAATAAGCTTTCATCCGATATTCTAAGCCCTGCGAAATTCAAAATTCTCGTTGAAATCGCTATCCAAGCCGCTGAAAATGGAAACGTGTTGGCTAAAAATAAAGAATTATCTATTAAAACAGGTATTAAACCAAATAGTATTAAGGTTTTGATGTCCCAAATGAAAAAGAATGGATTCATCAGGCCGGAAAAAATAGACGGGTTAAGGACCATTAACCTTTTGGATCATAAAACCGGAAAAAGGTTAATGGTGATTAACCAAATTTCAGAAAAGGTTAATGGTGATTTACCTTTTCCGGCCCCACCTTTATTAAATAAAGTAGTAGTAGTTTTGCTTGAAAAATATGGGTTTGATATCGGCCCGGTCCAGATTGAAAAATTAAACCGATTCGATGTTGAAACCCAAATCCTTGCGATTGAGTACACTAAACAAAACGCGACCTCGAACCCGGTGAAATACCTTGACCGAATTTTGGATAACGATTGCAAAGGTATCAATCCGGCTGTTACAAAGCCGGTAAAAACATCTTACGACATCGCCCGCGAACAGGACGAAAAGAACCGGCAACGCATGGGTATACCGGACGACATGCCCATGTCCATTGACGAAATGCGGAAAATCAAAACAATCAACTACGCTGCGCGTGCGTAAGCTGTAGCCTTCTACAGCAGAAAGGGTATCGGTATCGGTGAAGCCGACGCCATATAACATCATAACGGTAGTATTGATATTTTTAAGCGGAGTCGTAGCGGCAAAGTGGATTTATTTGGGCAATCCATATAAGGTTGTTTTGGCTGTTTCGCTTTTTATTAATTTTGCTTTTTTATTTTTCAGAAATAGGTGAACCAAAAATCACCGGAGGAAAAATTGACTGAAAAACCTACATGCTTCATTTACATTTATGGGGTGGTATCTAGCGGCAAAAGCCCATGGGCTCATTTTATCGAAAAACAAGCCACGGATTTAGGCTTTAAAGTTTATGTTTCCGACTATGAAATTTATGATTTCAAGCCGGCTAATAAAAATTTTGAAAAAAAATTAGACAAAATAAAATCAAAGATTGAAAAAATGAATGTTGATATCGGAATAATAGTTATTGGGACAGGAACGGGAAAAGACGTTGAAAACAAACGCTTTAGAATCGAAATAGAAGATGGAATTATTTTCCCGATGCCGGTAATGAATATAATCGCCGGAAATATGCCTTTTAGTACGTGGTGGAAAAAGTAAAAGGAACCCATAATGCCCCGACCCCTTATAATAGGTAAGGAAGAGAAGGCCGCGATTAAAAATTTGATGTTTTACGCGGAAAACAATAAAATCAATCTCAAACGAATGCGCATGATTATGGACCGCCTTTTGGCGCCGCCTGGTGACAACCCTAATTTCCTGATAACGTTGCCGGTGGGATTTCGTGTGGTGTTTACGATAGAGCAGCACCCCGGAGGGTGGCACAAACATCTATCGGTATCAGTGCCGGGCAAAGGACATTGGCCAAGTATCGAAGCGGTGGACATGATTGCGCAAGAATTCGGGATTGAAAATTTTAAAGACCACTATATCTATCCGGAAGAAGATGTCGAGGCGGTTAATGTGGTGGTGAAGATTGAGGGGAAAGAGGTTGAGTCAGAAGACTATGTTTAAAATCCAGATCCACGCCACGGGGTCCAAAGGCAACGCCTATTCCATCATCGACGGAGACCGCCAAATAATGATCGACCCCGGCATACGGTTTAAATTACTGCAGAAAGCCACGAACTTTACACTGTCCAAATACGATTTCTTTCTTCTTTCACACGAACACCGGGACCACAGCCGGTCAATCGTTGACCTCCTGCGCATGGGTAAAAACTGTTACATGAGCCAGGGGACACGCGATTCAATGGGAATCCTGGACAGCGCGGCCCTGTACATCAGCTCGCAGATGCCGTTCGCGCGTGACGGGTGGCAGGTGATGCCGTTTGAAATTGAGCACGACGCCGCCGAGCCGCTGGGCTTTCTGATCCTGTCGCCGTCCGGTAAAAAAATACTGTTTGCAACGGACACGTGCTATATTAGATTTAAGTTTTCAGGCGTGACACACTGGATGGTGGAGTGTAATTACTCCGAAGAGATACTTGTGGAAAACACGGAGTTGACCGACGCGGTAAAGGACCGCATCCGGGCCAGTCATTTCGAAATAGGCAATGTGAAGGAGTTTTTCGCGGCGCAGGATCTTAGCGCAACCGAAGAGATTTATTTGATTCATCTATCAGATCATAATTCCGACGCAAAAAAATTTGTGGAAACCATAAAAAATCTTACGGGAACGCCGATTATGTCACCCCAGTAATAATACCATCAGTATATGTCACCGTCTTTGCATCAGCAGTCGTAAACGTTCCATTTATCGTTTTACCATTACCTACAGACGGGTTGTTGTTTTAATTGCCATTTTGATACCTCTTTTTATGCTAAAGTAATATTTGCGAGCGGAGCGCTATATGTAGAGCTAATATTTCCCAATACTTTAATATATAAGCTACATTTTAAATTGTCCGACTGATCGTTGGTTTGGGTGAAATAGATGCTAACAGTATTATTGACTTCATCTTCTGTCATACTGGCTGAAATTGAAAATGCGCTATATTCAGCTCCGAGAGCAGTTGTCTGACCAACCGCCGTAGGAGTGCTAAATTCAATATTCCCGGAATTATCTGCATGGGCGCAACAATAAAATGTTCCGCATGCATTCATGTTTCTGATACTACTGTGAGTTCGAAAGACATTGTAATCGATAATAATTGTTATACTATTGCCATCCGATAGGTCAGCATCCAATATTTTAGTCGCAACGCTATGTGTCAGTGTCGCAAGAAAATGCCCGGTTTGACCGGAATAAATCGTAATATAATTTAATTCTACAGTCTCTTCTGTTAGGTTCAATATACCGGTTTCACTTCCAACGATTATTTCCGTTGCAGTATCGGTTCGATATCTTGTCCCAATATGCTGAACGTTGCCACTACCGGTTTCAACAAAATCATATCCGCTAATAAATACGGTATTAACTGCCGTTACCGTCCTTGCGACTTCGATATTCCCCGGAACACTGCAACCACTTAATACTGTCCCGCTTTTGCCGCCTAAATACATGCTTATGTCGCTGCTGTCTTTTGCTCCATTGACAACCATTTGCCCGATAACGCATTGATCCCGTGCTATTTGCCCATTAAGGCTTAACGCCTGGCAAGTATTGCTTCCTTCGAGGCTAAAATAATTACATCCAAAAGATCCGTTTTCAATATTGATTGCAATGCCATCTATCGGGATATCTTCTACTCTTGAAAATCCGTCTAAGATATTAAAACCATTACCCCATCTTTTCGCATAGATGATATGAGTTCGCGTACCTGATGTAACCGGTGTCGGGCCGCCGTTATGAAACCGCTTGATCAATAAATTATCTTGGTTTTCAGAATCTAATATTAGAGGATTAGCTACATTATAAAAATGGATATTTTCAATTACGTTATCATCAAAATTAGAATCATAACCGTCATTTGTATAATCACCGACTCTCATTCCAACATCGCAACCATAGATGCCAACTGTTCCAATAACATTTTGATTCGCGCCTGTTACGCTGCTATCTTCATTGCGGATCATAATGCCTGTTATCCCTGCGGTTAGACTAGGAGTATTTGAAACCTGAATGCTTTGTATATTGGAGCGCCGCATAGTTTGAAATTCTACAATAGAATCATTGATACTTCCGCCCCAAATAAATCCATGCGCGGGATTGCTATCTAAATCTCTATTACCCCCCATCGAAAAACTGTGGCCTTCTCCATTAAATATAACAGTATTCGCAACAAGATATTTCCCTAAAGCCAATACGGTTTTTCCTGTATTTTTCCATGTTTCCAAAACGACATTTATAGCCGCAGAATCATCTGCGTCGCCATTATTTATAGCCCCCCCCATCTCGACCGTTACAAAATCATCAATCTGTCTGACCCATGCGCCGCTACCGTCGCCACCGGTGGGCACGATAGTAAACCCGTCATCGTCGGTATAAGTCCCTGGTGCTGCGCCATCGACCCATTCAAACGTGCCATGGCCGCCATCTGCGATAGTCGTATGTCCACGGACATATATCGGCTGATCAAATCCACTTATAGATCTTAAATCATCTATTACATCAAGGCTATTGCTGCCAAAACCGCCGAAAGCTGACCTTGCGGACTGCTCAAAGAAAATTTGATCGCCGTGTTTATCTTGGACAAGAATCGAATAATCTTCGAAAGCACCGGCATTGACATATATAATCCCTGGGCTTCCATTGCGGTCTGGATAACCGCCAATTGTGCGGCTAGGTTGCGCTACAGGATAAAGGCCGGCTGTATCCCATGAAATTGTGATCGGATTTGTAATGGGGTTTTGGTATGCTTCGCCTATGTAGATGTAGCCATCTTCAAGAGGAGTGCCGTCATCGTCGGTAAATATGGGATATGGCGTTGATACGGGATAGTATGTCATTGCTTAAGGCTCCTCCTTGGCAATGGCTGTGCCGGTTATCGTTGCTAAGTGCTGTGATATCCTACGCTGTAAATATACCGGCAGTTCTCCGGTTTTAATCACCTGATTCCTGTTCGAGATATGATATTTCGGCAAGGCGCCTTTAATGATGCCTGGTTTTACGGTATCGGCTGAAAGCATCAATGTATAGGCAAAGTCAGGGTCTAAAAGTGCCCGGTTCACTAAAGCTTTAACCTTTGTTGCTTCGGTATCTTTAAGCGGTTTTAAAAATGCTCTTACAAGAGTACCGATTCTACCCGATGAAACGCCAAGGGCTTTATAAAGCGATGTGAGCATATTTTCAGCCGTATCACTTCCGGCGCCCATCGGGCTTTTACGACTCTTCTGCGCGATCCGAAACGCCTGCCTTGCAGTATCCCACGCATTCATCGCAGTTTTGTTTTCATGATAGAAAACGTTCATTGCCGGCCGGTATTTTTTGGCAAGCTTATCCATGGTATCAATCTTTGTTATCATGCCGGTTTCAAGGTTTCTGGATTGATCGAGGATAAAATCTTCAAGCGAATTTCTGAGGCCGGCCTGGGCGAGTTTATTACCTTTGGTAGCTGCCATTAGATTCGCTGCTGATTTACCAACATTAACAGCGCCTAAAGCTTTTTTAATGGCAATGTCGGGGTCTGACCCGATAAGTTTCGCCGCTTCGCTTTTCTCGAAATCTTTTCGAAATGTGACGGCATCGGATAACTGTTCTCTGGCTTTTTTTACCGAGTCGAATCTGTCTGTTAATCCATACTCTTCAAGGGCGGCTTTGTTTCTATTGAGCCATCTTCTCAGTCCTGATTCGGTTATTTCTTCGCCGGGAAATTTCGAAAGTAAATCCTGCTTGGCGGCATCTTCTATCGCCTGCATGGCTTTCGTGCTGCCGCCGATTGCATTTTTAAACTGTCTTGCGGATTGCTGTCCAGCCGGTCCCGGCTTGAAAAATTTAGATGCTATCTGGGCATCACTGACTTTATATTCACCGCCGCCTTTATTGGCCAGAATTTCGCCGATGTCGCCTTTTTTAAATTTGCCGATGATTTCCTGTCTCCAGAAGGTGCGGGCTTTTTTGAGCTGCCCGGCGGCGGGGGTTTCAGCGGTTGATGCTTTCTGTAAGAGCTGGTCTATTTTTTGATTGAGTTGGACAAGACGGCTCAATTTGCGTTCATTGACTTCGCCGCCGGTTGCTTGCGGGCTTTTTAATCGTCTGATATCAGCTTTTAGTTCGCTTTGAAAACCATCAAGATCGCGGGGGGTGACAATATTATCTGTTTCGGAAAGTACTTCTCTTAATTTATTTATTTGCTTCCATGGGACGTTGGCTTCGATGTCTTCTAATTTGTTCATCGGTTGCGCCAGGGCATCAATATCATCTATCAATGATGAGGCGTCGATCTGGAATTCAGGCACCTGTCCATAAAGCTCTTTACCTGTTTTCTTCGCGGCTTCTTTTCCGGCGGCGGCTTCACCCCTTATCGTTTGACCGGCTTCAAGCTGCCCGGCACCCATGCCCAGTGCTTCGGTTTCTTTTTCAAGCGCTGTTTTAGCGGTCCTTTCGCCTGCCGCAAGTTTTGCTTCCTGCCCCTGGAACGCTTCAATCACATTGCCGATTTCGCCTTCGGGACGTTGACTTTGGATAAAATTCTGGATGGCTTCGTCATTCGATTTCTGCCGTTCGATAAAATCCTGGGCGAATTGCCCCGGCTCGCGCATTGTAGAGCGTTCCAGCTTGACAATACCGGGATCACCGGTCATTTCGCCGTAGGTGAATTTCAGCCCTGGGATTTGTTCTTCTATGGCCTGGGCCGTTTCGATATTTTTAGCAATCAACGGCCCTTTGGATGTATTTGCGTGAAGAAATTTCCCGGCAAGCTTTTCAACGCCTCTTTGTGTCATCGCCGGGGCTTTGCCGAGCGCCTCTTTGGTCGCCATGACACCGTATTCTATGGCCGGCGCTTTCATCGCGGCTCTACCGGCGGCGCTCAAGGCCGGGCCGATGGCCTGTCCGGTCATTTCCATTGCGCTACCGATGGCGATGTTCTTACCTGCTTCGGTTAAATCCGCAATAAGGGGTTTGGCCTCCTTAGATCCCGCCCATTGTTCGAGCAAGTCCGCGACTTCGGCCCCTATCGCATAGCCAAGGCCGCCGCCCACGACCGCCCCGGCCGGTGACGCCGCCACTGCCCCCGGTCCCGTCAGCAGCCCGCTCCCGGCGCCGACGATCGCCCCCGTGGTGGCGCCGCCGGCTTCGAGATACGGCCGTGCGGCTTTGGATAGATACTGCGGCACGGTTTCAACCCGTGGCGCCTCCCCCCTGAATTGTTCGGCTCTTTGACGGTAGTATTCCGGCTCTTTCCGTTCAAGTGGTACTTTGCCGGATAACTCCGACATGCGACTTGGCGCGGATAATGAATTTACAAATTTCTGATTTTGTGACAGCGCCTGCAGCGCGTCTTCAAGTTTGCCCTCGTCCGCCAGGCTTTTAATCAGCGCCATTTTATCCTGCGGCAAGGCGTTGTCTTCGTAGAGCGATCTCAGGATTTCAACTTTGGAATATTCGGCCATGTTATTGCCCCTGAAGCATTCTGATACGTTCTTCCGGCGATAATGATTTCAACGGCCTGGTTTCAACGGGCTGTTTTTTTCGGCTTTGAACAACTTGCATCCAATCCGAGGGCGTATTGACGCCCCCGCTTTCTTTTTCGCTGCCGATGAAACTGGCCGCCTGGCTAAGATAATCGGCAAGCTTTTCCTGGGCCGCTTTTCTTGATTTCATCCAATCTAAAAGCGCTTGTCCTCTTAATGTCGTCGGCATGGCCGTTTGCATGGCCATTTTCAATTCGGATTCACTTAAAGCCCCAAATGTGACGGATGAAACGACATTGAGCCCCATTCTGTTTGCCACGTTTTTAAGCTGGTTTGCTGTGCTGCCCCAGGTCGGAAAATATCTTCTGATCGGCCCGACACCCAGATCTTTTCCTTCGGCCATGCCTTTTTCAATTAATGCGATGCCTTCATCAAGGGTTCTAATATTATTCTGTATTTTTTCATATTGGCCGAAAAATTCCTGGCGCGTCTTTTCGGCGCTTGTCGCCTGGGTTTTTTCCTGGGTCGTTTTAACTTCCCGCTTTTGTTGCTCTTCGGGGCTTTCCCCGAACCGGCTTAATATAGTACCGGGCAATTCCGTTCCGGCAAGTGTCAACTCTCCGTTTCGAAAAGATCCGGTCACTAATTTTTTTTCTCCGGTATCGGGATCTTCAATGATAATCCCGCCGCCTACCGGCTGCGCTTTGCCGCCTACAGTTAATCGTTGCTGCTGGTCGTAATACTGCGAAAATTTTTCAGGGCCCCAATTGGCCAATAACTGCTGGTAAAGCTCGCTTTTAACCGCCTCCGGGTGCTCTTTGGCCATCTCTATTATATTGTTTATGCTCTGCGCCTGGTCTTCGCGCCCGCTGTTTTTAAGAGCCGTGGAATAGATATTCAAATAGTCGATAGCGACATCATTTTTACCGGCGGCCATGGCCGTATTGACCTTTTGCATGATGTTAAGGTCACCCTGTAGTTGCGCCTCGGATCTCTGGGAGTTCATATCTTTGATGGCCTGGGCTTTTTCGGGATACATGCCCTGGAGCCGGATATAATCCTGAGCCGTGGCGTTGGGGTTCTGCGCCAGTTCGGCCTGGGCCTGCTGATATTCGGCCTGCCGGATGCGCTTCTGTTCTTCGGCGGCCATCTGCTGTCTTTGCTGTTCAATGGCCATGGCCTGGGTGCGTTGCTGCTGGGCCATCTGATAGCCTTTGAGGCCGGCCGTAAACGGATCTTGTACATTAATCGTGTAATCGTATGGCGCAGGCATAATTAATCCTTTACCAGTTTAGGGCATAGTTGCCGATACTCGACGGCGTTGACCCGCCGAATCCAAATCCCGTGCCGGTATTCCCACCGGCATACTTTTCTATCCCCCATCCGGCGATCTGCCCAAGATTGCTGAAAAGATTGGCCTGGTTTTGGGCCTGGCTGAGAATATTGCCTGCCTGGGACGCACCGGCCTGGGTATAAAGATTGGAGAGCGTGCTTGTATCCGCGCTATAGGTCGGCACCGATCCAACCGTGGTGGTCGGGCTGGCAAGCGTGCTTTGCTGCCCCAGGCCACTTATCCCCGATAACCGGGAATAGAGTTTATCGATTTCGGTTTGGAGCATTTGGGGTCTGTATTGAGATAGCACGCCCTGCACATTACCACCCCGTAAACCTCCGGTGGCGGCGACGTTTTGCAGGATACCGGTTTCACCCTGGGCCATTAATTCCTGCAGGAGCGGGCTTTGCGCCACCCGCTCGATTGCTGCCGCCTGGGCCTGCTCTCCGGTCATCCCGGCATATTGATTTTCGGCGGGTGCAATTGTCGGCACAGTATCGGCGGCGGCCTGCAATCCCTGCTGTTGCTGTAATCCTGAGTATTGAGCATTCAAGCGGGCGATGGCTTCGGCTTGCTGATCGGCCTCACTTGCGCCGGGCATTTCGCTTTTTACCTGGGCTAGCATTTGGGCTGCTGCGGCCCGTGGGCTTGCATCGGCGGATATGTTTTGCCATGCCGACGAAGATAATGACCGCCCGCCTTTGGAAAACTCCGCCGCTGCGGGGCTTGTTATTCCGGCGCCCGTTGCCGTCGGCGTGGCGGATGCGATGCCGGGAAAAAGGCTGTTGCTCAATATCCCCCTGCCGGCGGTTTGTGTCGGCACGGATGCCGCCGCCGGCGCGGTTAAAAGCGGCGAAGTGGTCGTTGCCGTGGATGTCGCCCCGGCAGGAGCGGCGATACCGTTTAACGCAAGCATCTCATATAGCGCGCCCTGGCCGCCCTGAATATAGGGGGCAAGGTTGGTAATGGTCTGCGCCTGCTGCTTTTCAAGCATGGCCTGCTTGCGCCTGTATTCGGCCATCTGTTCCTGATATTGCTGGGCCTCCATCTGCAAACGTTCGCGCTCGACATCCGTTGCGGCGTCTATGCTTTGTTGCTGCGCATTTGCCGCGCCTTCCGCCGCCTTGGATTGCTGATTGCTGATGATCAGGTTGGTTACCGCGCCTGCGCCTATGGCTGTCACGACTCCTGACATTGTTTTATCCTCAATTGATATGATTTTCGGTAATCCACGGTGAGTTCAGTGCCTTTGTCGCCGCCCCGGCAGCCGGGAATGTATCTTGTCGCTATCAATAATATATCCCCGTTATTCATCAATTTGAATTCGGCATTCGGATCTCCGCTGTGATTAAGATACCTGCCGATTTGAGTCCGTTTCAGGCCGATGCGGGCAAGGCCGATGATCTGCCCAATCTCAAAAGGCCAGCTGGCAAAAACGCCCTTGCCTTCAATGTCGCTGTCGCGGACCGTTATCACGGACGAAAACCCTTCCGGCATGTCTGTCAGATCACCGTCGTATTCACTTTCACGGCGGATTTCTTCTTCGGTCAGTTCGACTTCTTCTAAAAATCTTTTATAATCGTCGCGGTCGCTGCGACGGTCATTGCGGCGTTTTTCTTTTTCGGCTTGCTCTCTCTCCGTCCATGGGCCGTCTTTATCCAGAAAACGGTTTTCGAGAATATCTATATCCCGTTCGTCATCGGGGTTCGGATAGATATTCAGCCACGTGACGGTTTCAAGGATAATGCCCATCTTCTGGCCGGGGGGGCCGGTAAATATCATCGGCGCCGCTATTTCTTTTGTGCTCCCGTCCGGCTGCAGCATCGCCAGGCGCCCCTGTAGGAATATATTCATCTGCTCAAATCGTTGGCGGTGACCGATGGCAAATATTCCGGAGGGCATTGTTACCTGTCGGATGTATGTGCCGGGACCGAAGTAATGCGCTACCGGGCAATAGGCCTGGGGCATTTTTAATATGTGCCGGGTAAGCTCATCGATGGCGGCATTATTTATCAAATCGTCTTTATTTTTTTTGATTATTTCGGTCATAGCAATTCTCGGAACGTAAGGCTGCTTAAGTAGTCGGCATTGGCACTAAGCGGAGTAACACATAAAACAAGCTGATCCTGAGTCCCGGCTATTGTGCTGCCGAGTGTCAGCGCCGTTATAAATTTTCTGTCAATGGAAGAAGCGCTTTTTGAATACCCGCTATCAACGACGATGCCATCGGTAGTAATCGTATTTGCCGTCGCGCCTACGGCATATTCTATCGAGCTACTAGCCAAAGTGTTATAAGTGAAAGTTCCTGCAACCGTAGGATTTAATTGAAGATCCCACAAATAATCATCGTTGGTTAAACTGATCATGGAAAAGTATTCAGGCAGAACCGTGATATCGTAATATGTGCTTTGAAGTCTTATCCCCAAAATCGCATATTTCTGATTCGCAGTATTAGCGTCAATGTGAGTTGTGACGTTATTTACACTTCTCAGTATTCCCGTCTGCTGAATCCCACCCTCGCTCATGACAGTCGAGCAGATATGATCCAACGTGCCGCCGCCGGTACCATCCGAAGTAATATAGTATCTGAGTGGCAAGTTCGGCGTGCTCATGTAAACTGAGGTGAAAGAGGGGTTGTTGCTATGGGTAAAATAATGGGCATATCGCGGGATGCCGGAAACATAAAAGCCTGTCCGCACCCGGCCGACGCCCAGCCACTCGATATCGAAAAACCCGATGATTACGGCATCAAGGTCCAGCGTAATTCCGCTTGGGCCGGTGCCGTCGAATGGGTCATAATTCCAATTAGCCTGGGTTGCGGTTTCTGTAGTAGTGCCGTTTTTAGCAATATTCCATGAAATACTACTGTCGGTAACTTCCAAAAAAATACCGTTCAATGGAGTTTCATATGTTCCCCCGGTGCCGTCGAAAGCCCCGATACGCATGGTAACTCCGGTTTGCTGCGGGGCGTGCATGGTAAAACAGATTACAGTACTTTTGCCGGGCTGGTAGTTAAACCTCTGCTTTGTCTGCCGGATGACATAATCCGATGCGCTTGCGGTGACGGTCATCACGGTAGCGGAATTGACGGAGCTATGCACTGATGTCGCGCTGCCGCCAAGAATTTCGTCCCAGAACAGGGGCTGTTTATCGTGTAATTGTTTGCTGTCGAAAATGGTAAACGGCTGGGACGTTCGAAGGCGTGCAAAGGCGTCAATCGCGGCTGTATCGCCATATTCTTGTAATGACACCCGAAGATTGCCGCCCGTGGTTGCCCCTACATTGACTAGTTCGCCGGCATCATTTAATCCTTGAATTTGAGAGATAACCTGTTTTGATTTTCCAAGGTTAAAGCCGGTCAAAGTTATCGTGTTAGCTGTATGAAATTCGAACAATAGCCGGTTGAATGTAATTGGTACCGATGGAGTTAGAAGAAAATCTTTTGCCGTGGCGTCGGCGCTTTCATCAACAAGAGTAATCCATGCAGATGTGGATACCGCATATTTAATCACCGTATTTGAAAAACTGCCGGTTTCCGTTACCAACCCCATGATGGAGGTCTGCATGGGACGTTCAAATTCATAAAGCAACTGTTTTGGATTTGTCGCGGTTGAATCGACTATCGGAGACCATCGATTATCAAGTAATGATGTGATATCGCCGGTAAACGTATATCCGTTGCTGTAAGTCAAATTCACGTCAGCCGGATAAAGCTGGTCTCCACCAACGGGCACGGGATAGTGGATGCCAACGTTTTTATATTCGTCTAAATCGTTTGCACGAGTCATCAAAATGGATTTGACTAAACGGGCATCATCATCGGTAGTCAAATCGTCTTTGACTCTATGCGATGTGGATAGACCATTAGTATTAAATTTCGTCTGCAACCGAAAAGCACTTTGGTTGCTGCCGCCGTTGGTATATAGAACCCGCAGATATTGAGAATGCGGATTGATGGAAAAATTTTTTGCCGAATTGGCATCAATGCTGTAAATGTCGTTATGATCGGCGTTTATGCCGTCACTGCTTTGCTGGACTTCCAAACCATCGTTTGCCGATGCCACATCGCTATAGGTATTGATATAAACAATCCCATAGTCGGTAATGTCCACCCATTGCCCCGTAAACGTTGCACCGGCGCCCAACGGTGTGGCAGTACTGTTATTGGTATCGATTTCACCGTGTGAATGTGTCGGTATTACTCTACTCATGTACGCACAACTCCGTAGACCGTTGCCGTCAAGGCGTTTGCAACCGATGATCTATAAGCGACATTGCCGGATGGATTATTTACGAAGATATGATCAAGTTCCAACAATTCTCCGGCGCTCAATTTCAGATCATAGATAATCGCCGTGGATTGATCATAGGTCGAACCGTTCTGGTCGTGGAAAACTCTCACAAATGCCGATCCGCTGGAGACATTGCAGATTTTAACGAATATTTGAACCGTCTCCGACACACCGCTTTGGTAGATACTCAACGGGCTTGTATTTGCCACGCGATTTTGAGAAAGTTGTGTATAATCAACCGCCATCAGTCAACGCCCCTGGTCATGATGTAAAATTCAAGTTCTTCTTTGAGCACATCGAGTGCGCTCATACCGGGACTGGTTTCACCTGTTCCGCCGACCACCTGGAACAACTGCTGAAACCGCAGGATAGTTTCATTATCCGGTATGAATCGCGCCAACTGATCGCGCCTCAATGCCGATGGATACGACATTAATAAGCCGTCCCTTCTATTTGCGCCTCAAGACGCGCAACGGAGATATGAGCGTCGGAAGTGCCCCTAAATTTCTGTATCCGGTAGTTTCGAAAATGCCCCTGCTGGAACCACACAAGCCGTTTATTCCGCTCGCCCTGTTTGCCGGCCGAAATCGCCCTTTCCTGAGACCATGTTTCGCCATCCGTTGACCATGAGGACCAGACCACCGGATCGGCCCCCAATGCCACCCGGCCCGGCAGGCTTACAAGTTCGAGCTGATTTACAATGGCGCTTTTGCCTTCGTTGTAAATCATCTGCGTAAAAAATTCCCAGCCGTTGGTTTGGCCCCAATGGGTTGATATGGAGTCATCCAGATATCCGATTTCGCCCTGACAGCTTGCTACTATCCATCTATCGTAGCACCAGCACGGATTTAGACCGCTATACTTGCCCTTGCCGACAATTGAGGTGGTGAGTATGTGCCAGATGGGTTTCTCAGCGCTCTGGCTCGCTGCGTGGTCGTAAACTACCGTTTGATCCGGCAGGCGGATCATAAGGTGGCGATAGTTTTTATCGACCCGGCAATCGAAAACGACTTCGGAAAGCTGCGCTTCGGTGTATTCCTGCAATATCTGATCGATTTCGCGGGTGGATATTTTATTACTGTCGGCATTGAGCCCCAACCAGACGCCGGGGCTTTCGTTGCGGGCGCCGCCTAAAAATGCCACGGTACCCAAAAACCAGCACTTAGCAAAGGTGCCGATGGCGCCCCTGTCAATCCTGGTGCCCTCGACCCGTTGAAAAGGAAATTGCGTGGATGCCCCCCCGATATCCTGGAACACTTCGATCGTGTTGCGGTTAATCGCATATGTCTCATTACGTATTTTTAAAAGCCCCACAATGGGGTCCGGGTCAACTTCACTACTGCCGTATTTTAGCGGGTTGACTGAATATGGTGCGCCGATATCGGTGACGATTAAATAGTCCCCGTCGGTGAGCATGAAATAACCGTCCACATAGATTACGTCGATAACATTGCCAAGATCGGGATCGGTATTCTGGCCGAACGTTGAGCCGTCATAGAGGTATAAATTACCGTCTGAGACAATGGCCAGATGGTCGAAGGAATAATCCATTTTCACCTGGCTGTCGGTGCCGCCCACATCCCCGATAGTATTTACCACGCCGCTATTAGACACGGTTACAAGTTTGCTACCCATTACCCGATAGCATGTGCCTTTCCAGTTTATCGCCCCCCTATCGCAACCCGGCCCATATGTGCCGAAAGAAGTAATCCCTTCGGCAGGCCGCAGATATGCCCGGCTGATCCCGGAGTCGAACGCCACCGGGATCATATTGCGCGGATATGCTTTTCTAAAATCCGCATTTTCATCGGCGTAAATGCCGGGGATGATTGATATCTGCATTATGCTGCATTCATGCCGTGCCAGGAGGTGCCGTCACAAAAGAAAAATCCGAATTCGGTAGTTGCGATGGTGTCAACTGTCGTCACCCCGGAGTCGTCTTTAACCACGATATTCTCCCCACCGGTGTTGAAAATCCACAGTACAAGCCCTGCGGCGGCCGCTTCCGGAGGCAATTCCAGATCCTCCCCCGCGCCCGCTGAATTCGGATCAATCCGCAGGATATTCGATGTCAGCAGAGTCCCTGCCAATGCCCCGGTATCCAAAGTCAATTGCACTGCGGCATCGGCCATATCAATAACCTGGGCGGTGTTTAGCGCGAATAATCCGGCAGCCGTGATTAGATCGGTAGTCGTCGCGTCACCGTCCGATGTCGGTGTTAGCGTGCCCACCGTCTGCGTGATGGACGGGGTTGCCCCCACATCGTAAATCACCTGCCCGGCCCCGGCATCGATCCTAACCATTTTGTCGGTGGAATATGTGCCTAATGTCACCTGAGTTTGATTCAATGTCTGGCTGTAGCTGTAGGTCAACGGCATGTTCGGGTCGTCGATGCCCAGATAGATTTTGGCTTTGCCCTCCAGGGATGCGATTTTGATGTATTGCCCAACCGGAACGTTTACTTCCTTTGTACCGTACGGATAAATTATTACTTGAGTCATCTCTTTTTGTCTCCTCTATCCGACCCGGTACCAGGTGGACCCGGCCAGGTCATATTTTAATCGGAAATAGGCGTTTGCCGCCAATGTCGTCGGCGCGCCGGTTACCGTGGCGCCGTTTCCGGCAACGGTCAACGTCGTGACGGCCTGGGTGCAGTTAACTAAAATATCCTGCTTATCAATGCAGTTCGTGGAAGCCGGCAGGGTGATGGTCATCGCGGCATATCCGGCCACCGGCGTGATGATCAAATGGATGTTGTCGTCGGCATCCGTGACCTGTATGTTCTGCCCCGTGGCGGACGGGGCGGCATACTGCGTCAGGTACTCCGCAAAGGCCGATGTATCCGTAATCGTTAGGTTGCTTTGCAGGTATGCCAACAACGTTGACAGTGATGCCCGCCTATCATCCCCATTTGTGCTTGACCCGATGGCCAGGTTATCCCCTGCGGCCAGTATATCCAGTGCGGTTAAATTTTTAATGTATGGCATGTTAATCCTCATTCCACGGCGGATACGGGTCCGCTTTTCCAGTGATAAATGGGTCTTCCCAACGATGGGGTTTATTGCCCGCGCCCCTGGGCAATGTTGACGGCAAACTCATTTCATCCGGCATGGCCGATATGGCAAGCAATTGCTGATAGGCTTGATACGCCACCTGTTTTAATTCCGGCATGACCTGGCGGCCGAAGGCGGCCGCGATCCGCTGGGCAAGGTTAAAGACAATCGCTTCATTGGCCCGATCCGGCACATTGGTTTCTTCGTCAAGGTCGCTGTTTTCGGGAGTCGTCGGGATTGGGTAACTCAGTCTTAACCCTTTACCGTTCCACATCGCCATCATTGCGTCCAGCAACCGCAAGCCGGATTGCAATTGCTCGCTTTGCAAATCAAACGTGTAGTTTGCCAATCCAATCTGCGTAAATGCCGCGTTGACAAATTGTCTTTTCGTGTAGCTCATATCCGCCCCTTGATTTTGCGGATCGTATGATATGTGGTGTTATGCACGTCGGCGAGAGTCATCATTGCCCGTGGATCGTTCATAATGTTCTCTTTTTCTAAGTCGCTGAAATCATTGAAAGAAAGCTTTTCTTTTTCCTGTTCCTCAACATCATTTGAGGCTGCTGAATCAGATCCATTTTTCACGGATTCCTTGGCTTCTGCGGTAGTCAGAAACCAACCATCGGCCAGGTGCCGATCCATTTCGTTTTGATGGCAGACCAAATAATCAAAAAAATCCCCATGGATCGGGTGTTTGCCGGGATACTTATAGAGCATGATACTATCGCGCATTTTTAGAACCTTTCCGGCGGATCGCTTTATTTACGGTGGGCGGTGTCGGGTAATCTCTAATGGGCTTGAACCCCTTAGCTATTTCCCCTTGCCCTTGCCTTTTCCTTTTTTGCCTTTTCCTTTGCATGCCATTATTTCTTTTTCTTTCTGCGGGCTTTTTTCTTAGCTCGCCTTGCGGTTTCAAGAGCAATGGCGACGGCCTGTTTTTGCGGCTTGCCCCGCTTCATTTCATTTTTGATATTGGTCGAAATGCTCTTTTTGGAATACCCTTTTTTCAGCGGCATGAGTTTACTCTCTCACAGGCTTGCCGCCATACTCCCCGCGGCAAGCCATAACTTATTGATATTACTCAAGTTTGATTGAAAAGTGCTATCCCCACAAATTCAGGATTCTTACAAACCACTCCAAAAAGCGTATCCAACCTGTAGAGTATTTTCATCGTTTTAATGTCGTACCATTTTTGCCAAACCAGATCGATGCCCTGTTCGGTCGTCGCCCGCATGACGGCGGCCCCCGAATCCGTAGGCACGGCATAACGACCGGGAAGTAATTCAAGTCCGTCCATCTGCCAGAAGATATTGGCGGGTTTGGCCACGGTATTCAGGAAAGTAATCGCGGCGCCGTTCGCCGGGGTCGCGGAAACGTTTTGGTATTGCAGTTCGGCATCTGTGCCGCCGTCGCCGCTGATGATGGGAGGAGAGATAACCACATTGCCGGTACCACCGCCGGTAATCACCCGGAAGGTTTTGAGCTGACCGGTATCCTGCTTTGTGATCATATGTACGCTGTTTACACCGGCTATGGTGAAACAATCGCCTGCGGCTAGTGTACCGGTAGCGGTAATGGCAAGCGTCTGATAGCGGTTGTCTACGTTCGATGTCTCACCGGTTGAGGCTGTAGAAGTAGCGACAGGTGTATAATACTGGTTGGCGCCATTGACGGTAACATTAGTTGCGGTAGCGGCTGGCAGATTATAGGCATAATCAAGCTTATAAGTATCGAAGTTGGCAAGCATGCCGATACGAGCTTTTTCATAAGCGGTCAACACTTTCCCCTGTACCGTTCCGCGGCCGGCCAAGTTATCTGCCATATCATTATAGTCGCGGGTGGAAAGTGCGGCGTAGCGGTCGAACTGGTTGACACCGATGTCGTTCATTAGTGCCTCAAAGTCCGCGATATCCGCGAATCCTGCTGCAGCCGATGTCTTTTTAAATACCAGTGTGCCTTGAAGTGCCGCCACGTTGTTGACTGCCACATTAATATCACTTGCCAGCTTTTGCTTAGCGGCATCCCCCAAGCGTCCCTCTTGCAATTTATCACGGAGTTGCTTCGTATCCATGTTCCAGGGCGAAGACTTGCTATAGCCCAAGGTTGCGGGGACACTAAGCTGGGTGCTGTCCACAAAGTTTGAAGTCATGTCGGTGCCGTCAAAGCTTTGTGCAATGTACGGCATGGGCCGCCACATGATATCGCTGGCCCGCTCCATGGTCTGGTCATCGGTGCGGTAGACGGATATATTTCTGCTCAAAACCAGGGCATCTTCGAAACCCTGGCAGATATCTTCAAATGCAACACGCTCTTCTTTGCTAAAACTATTAGCCATGATATCACCTACTTATGTGTTATCCGGCCTTGCGCTTCTGTCGCTTATACTTCATCACCTTGGAATAATCCCCGGTGCGCTCGGCTTCGGCGCGGAGCCGGTCAAGATTAGAATCAACCGTGCCGGATATTGACCCGGTGCCTTTGATGGTCTTTTCCGGTGCGGTCTTCGGTTTTCTTTTATTGATTTTCAATTCAGACTCCAATCGTGCCAGCTCGTACGCAAACCGTACGGGGTTTTTTATCGCGGCGACTTCGGCCGCCCTCTTGGGATTATTACCCAAGGCGTATACTACCAATGCGGGATTGTTCGCGGCATCGATGATAATTTTCTGTTGTTGGATGTCAAACATCTCTTCAACCGTGGATTCGGCATCGTCGTAATTTCTTACTTTCAGGGACCGTTTCTTCTCCTGATAGTTTTCCAGACGTTGCCGGTATTCCTGTTCCTGTCGCTGTTGATGATCCTGTATCTTGCGCTGTTGCTCGTCTGCCTGGCGTTTGGATTCGTACCATGAGGATAGTTTGCTCTCATATTGGTCCGAATCGTAATCGCAGCTTTCAAGCGTAGGCTTTGGCCCAGGGTCAACGGCTTTGGGTTTAAATTTATCGAGTTGCTGCTTTAACTCCCGGTTTTCGGCTTTGATCTTTTTATGTGATTTTCTAAGTTCCTTTACCCATTGAGGCGCTTCTTCGGTCTGCTGTTCTTCGTCGGTTTCTTCCGGTGGATCACCGATTGTAACGATATCTTCATCGTCTGCGGATTCATCTTCTGCCGGCGTTTCGTCGGTTGTTTCTTCCTCGACTTCTTGCGCCTTGCCTTCGATTTCGTCCAGTGTTTCGGTGACCGGTGTTTCTTCTATGATCTCTGTGGGCATAAAATATCCTCATGTTTTTTTAAGCCGGTGGCATGGTTTCCGGCTGATTCTGGTTCTGGATATCTGTGAGCGTTTTTATTTGGTTGACCGTGGCCTGTTGTTCCTCACGGGTCATTTTTGATAGTGTTTCAGCGGTGTTTGCTTTGGTCTCTTCGGTTTTAGCGGCGGTTAGCATCGTATCGGCCTGGGCTTTCTGAGCCTTGGCGGATGATTCTTGCGCCAGTGCCATCAAATACTGTTGCTCCGGCCCCGGCTGTTGCCGGGCCTGGGCGGCGGCCTGCATTTCCTGCTGTTCCTGCTCTGTGGGTTCCAGCACGCCCATGGTTACCAACTTTTTGCGGTAAAACTGCCGCACTTCCGCGATACCTTCGCCTTCCATATTCATCATGGCCATGGCGCTGATGATGGATTGATCCTGGGGATCGGCGGTCATCTGCAACATCGCGGTAAGGGCCCGAACCGTGGCACTGCGTTTAGTTGATGTAGATGGCCCGACGCTTACCACCAAATCATATTTTGCTTTGGTAAAATCATTTTTGTACTCCATGGCACCGGTATCTTCGTTGATGACCGGTTGCATGAGTTCGATGGATTCGGAGGATTTTTCTTTGTCCAAAACCTTAAGCTTGCGCCCGTCCTCGACATAGATTTCTTTCGCCATGGAAAGCCATATTTCGCCGCCCCTTTTGCGAGCCTTGGCGGCATTGTCCATATAGATATAGCTTTGCATGTCGAGCTTGTTCTGGATCAACTCAACCGCCTTACCGCTGATGTTCGGAACTATTTCTTCAGCGGCCTGCTGGTTGCCAAGAATTTCCTGCATGTCGGATTCGGTAAGCTGTAGCAATGCGGCCATGGCCGGCGGGATTTGCGGCGGTCTGGTGTATGCCACCGGGCCGGCCGGTTGGATATTGCCGTTCATATCGGTAATGGTGTTTACGAGCAGATAGGGCCAGTCCTTGATGTTATCCTCCGACCACATATATTCATGGCCGGCCACCTGTTCGGGCAGCAGGATCGGCTTTTCAACGCTGCTGAGCGCGGATATCTCAGCCAGCTTGGAAAGCTGCATGTTTTTTAGCCGCTGCGGGTCTTTGGCGTTTCTTGCGTGACCCTTGCACCGCTCTATGTTGTCGATGTACCATCGCTTGCCGTACTGCGGCACTATCGGGATACATGATCCGGCGATCT